AAGAGGAAGACCGTGGTCAACGCCCCGACCCTGTCGTGGGTGGGCTCGACCCTTCACGTCGGTTCGAGACAGTGTACCTCCAAACACGTCAAAAAGGCGGAACTCGTGGCGGTGGCGAAGAGTTTGGGAATCATGTATGAGAAGATGAAGAAGGAGGATCTGTGCAAGGCGATCCAACGCGCGTACCCCAAGAACGGTTCGCGATCGCCCTCGAGGAACAGTCGGGTACCGGCGCGACCCGATCTCACGGCGACGGGCGTTCGGAACGATCTCATCGCTATGTTCGGAAAGACGTGGATGCAATCGTTCGGCAAACGCGCTCGAAGGGACTTGCCCACCGACGTGAAGAACGTCATGAAGGCGTTGTCTCTGCTCAAGGGTGATCACCTCAACGTGTACGGACAACCGAAGAAGACGATCGCGGACGCGCTCAAGAAATACTTGGTCAACATCTTGAAAGATGCCAGACGTGAGAGGTACACACAGGAGACTCTGTATGAGTCGATCGTCGGTTCATGAAAATGTTGTAAAATAGTAATGTTCAAGTACATACGTCGAGACATTCTCACTCGACTGAAAGAACTCGAATTTCGTGGACGACCGCTCGTCGTCGACGAAAATCAAACCGTGTGGCAACAGTCCATACACGACAAACTCGTGGAGTGTCTCATCGAAACCGCGTGTGATTACATCGAGTGGGGGCGACACAGACGAGACGGGAAAGTGATGTCGAGACTGGAGCGGCGATACATGTTCACGCCAGACTTTTACGCGAGCGAGGATCCGCGGGCGTGGTTGGAGGCGCACCGAACCTCGGACGAGCACGAACTCATACTATACGTGTTGGAACATTATGAATTCATGGAATCGAGTGTGCACATGGACAAAATCACCTACATCCTCGGCGCGCTGACGCACGACCGCACTTTTAATTTTTCATAGGCTCGGCGATGCGGTTGAGGATGGTGGTGTGAAATCCCCAGTCGTATTCGGGGAACTCTTCTTTGATCATCTGCGACACCGCGAGCGCGCGAGAGAGTTGGGAGACCTTTGTGACGTTACTCTCCATCTCGAGACGGCGAAATTCCGTGTCGAGTTGTTTGAAACGACGAATGCGTTCGGGTGTGATTCGGTCTTGTTGCATCGCCTGTTCTGGATTCGAGGGCGCTTGATCTTTGTTCTCGAGGGCGAGGAACAGGGCGATGGCGACAAATATCAGAGCCAGCATGTACTATTGACAAACTTATTTTTTTTCGATGACGTAGAGATGTGTGTCCGTATCGTCGTCCTCGATGAAGAACGTATTGGCGATTCCTTCGTTCTGTCGAAACATCGAGTCGATGATTTTCCAATTCTCGAGGATGCACACGTCTTCGACCACGATCGTGCCACCCGAACGCACGCGCGGAAGGATGGAAAGCACGCTGTTGATGTCGGCGGTAATCTGGTGTAAACCGTCGATGACGACGAAATCGAATTCCTGCTCGGGGAAGATGGCGTCCACGGTCGATCGCTGTAACTGGTCGACCCATTGGGTCTTGATGCGATCCTCTTCGAACAAAATATCCTTGTCGATTTCCACCCCGAACACCCGACTGCCTTTCACGAAATCTCTGAACGCGCGGAGGGACGACCCGGGCGTGGAGTCAAAATTCGCGTCTTGTTTGTAAAAGTACATGGTGGACGCGAACGCGGGATTCTTCGTACCCAAGCCGAATTCCAAGATGTCGATGTCGGACTTGTCCTTCAGTGCTTGAGCGTAGAATTTGTAATACTTGTGGATGAACTTGTCCGATCCGTGTTTTTCAAACAGTGATCGAATCTCTTCCTCGCGATCGCTCGAGAATTCTTTGATGTGACGCATGGTCGGTTGGTAGTTAGTGAGGGACAGACATTCGAGGAAATTGTCGACGATGTTGGACGCGCCTTCGATCCAAAACGAGGCGTGATCTTTCGCCCCGGTGGATCGAAAGTATTTGGCGAGACCGGTGAGAGAAATTTGTTCGGGGTACATGTTCGTTACGTTACACTATTGCAAAATCTTTAACAGATCGTTCACTTTCCACACGTGGTTGTAAAACTGCTCGACGCACTCCACGCTCGAAGGATTGGTGATCTCTAATTCTACCTGATAGCTGACATCTTCTTCCGTGTCGGGATCGGACGCGTCCCCGCGTGAGATCGTCATGTCTATGGACAACCCTTTGCGCACGAACGACACGCGCTGTTTGATTTTCTTTCGATCCATCTCGTACTGTCCTATGACCGGTGTCTCCGTGCTTATGGCGACTCGAACGTCCAACGGTGCACCCGGGTGTGTGAAATCTTGCTTTGAGACGCTCACTTTTTGAACCATCAGTTGGCGCCCACTCTCACCGTCGACGGTAATTCGAATCCCGTACTGATCGTTGTAATACACGTCCGTGGTCGACGCCCGTTGGGACTCCCATTGGTCGTACTGACGCAGACCTTCCATGAGACGGTTAAACGTTTCCGCACCCACATTCGTGTCGAAAAACGTGCCGTTCTTCCGCCCGAGACGAATCTCGAACTCGACGTTTTGTGTATTTCGATACTGTTCGAAAACCCCATGGGTCGCGTCGACGATCGCTTGGACGTCCATTTTTGCTTGTGATGACATGTCACGTGGTGTTTAAGTAGATCATTAGATAATGTCCGTCCATTTCGGGTTTGGTCGTTTTCCGCACGGAATCGTCATCGACGAGTGACCACTCATCGTTCGAGTCACGAACCGTCGTAACGTAATGCCCACCCCACTGAAGCCCGCCGTGTATGGCGGACGCGACGAGACTGTACGTGAGTCCACCGATGTGTATGGTCAACACCGGTTTCACCTTACTCTTTTTGTCGAACGACACGATGAATATTTTTGGCATCTTTTTGAACACCGATCGCGTCGACGCGACCCTGTGCCCGTCGTAATCGTCCAATATCGTCCACTCGACCGTCTTGGCGAGCATTTTCTTCAAGTCCTTCGACCCGTCGTCGCTGAGGATGTGGACGCCGAACGTCTCGTCCTTGTCTGATCGACCACCGGGAAATATCGTCTCTTGTCTCTTCATCCCGTAAAACCAATGCTTGATGCTCGGGACGGCTCGCTCGATGATGTCGATCACACACAAGACCGCCTCTTGCACGTCGTGTTGTCGTCCGGCGTTGAAACGTGGGAATTGTGTTCGAAATGATCGAAGAAGAGGTTCCGCGCTCAAGGCGTGGTCGCCGGTGTCGTCGTCCCAGTACCCGCGAACGAATTTCGTGTAGAGCGTCGTAAATTTGCAATCACCTTCGTACCCGACTCGTAAGAAATGATCCGTGAGGGGCGCGGCGTGTAACAGGCATTGGAGTGAGGTGTTGAACCAACACGTGTTACCGGTATTCAGCAGACCTCTCGTCATTTTTCTTACAACATGGAACGAGCTAACTCTTTAAAGTCTTCCAATTGAAGGTTCTCCTTAATGTTCACCAGTGTGCGATAATACGTTCGTCGATTGTTTGGAAAATTTTTGTCCGTGCGCTCAAACTGTGGTATCCATGCGTCGCGGTCGGCGTCGTACGCGGACTCCACCACCATCCCACTTTTGAACCACGGCTCGTTCACGGGCGTGTCCAACTCGTACACGGGTTTGCCCTTGTCTTGGAGATACATCCGCCACACCGTTCGGGTGTGATCCCACTCCAGTTTGAAATCGATCGTGTTCTTTTCTAGATTTTTATATTTGAACATGGTCTCGTGCGTTCCCATCTTCACCGGCTCTCGAACGGGTATGAAAATCACGCCGTCCACCTTCACACCCGATGCGACGACGGAGGGTAAGTACTCGTCGACGAAGGCGTCGAACTCGGCAAAGACGCGAAACTGTTTCAGTCTGAGTTTGTACGGATCGTTCGTCATGGAGATCACTCGGGTCATGAACTGTTCGATCTTTTCGAGTCGTTGTAAAAAGTCGAGGTGCCCACACGGAGCGCCGTCCATGTAAATCGCGTCGAACACGTACAGGTACGACCCGAGAAATTCGGCGTCGAGGATGGTTCCTTCGTACGCCTTCGGACCGAGGCGAAGGGGGATCTCGATGATGTCGAACGCCCGATTCACCATGTACACCTTTCGCTGTTGACCGACTTTCAAAGCGACCACGAACTGTCTCAGCCCGTCCGTCTTCTCGGTCACCACGTAATCGTTAGACGTCAACATGGGAAAGTGTCTGCGTTCGATGCTGATGGGCTGGCATCCGGGGAAGCGATCGCGATTACTTCCGAACACCCACGAGATAAACGACACGACGTGCGCATGCACGGGGGACTCACGTGGGACGATCATTCGTGCGTGTCTTACAATGAAGCTACGTCTCTAAGGGGGTGTCGTTCGGACACCTGAACTTTGCAAAATGTTTGATACACACTCGTGTGCAAAAGTCATAGTCACGGACGCGGCTGTGTATGCGACGATCTTCACACCCTGTTCTCGTAATTTTTCAAACATTCGACCGGGTTTGCCCACGACGATTTTGTCAATCTTTTTGCGAACGTTCTTGCAATTCATCACCCAAGTTTTCGCTTCTGTACCGTTGATCGACCAAAGACTTGGTGACATCTCTTGGCGAACGTTCGTGTCGAACTCGAGCGCGCGCTGGTGCATGGGTTCGCTCGTGTCTTTTTTCGTCACCTCGACGAAGCGATCCCAGTCGATCTTTTCCTTCGCCGCCGGGAACACGAGGACGCCTATGCCTTCGAGTGCGCGATCGCCACAGAAATAGTCGATCGTAGCTTCGTCGATGTTGACGCCGTAATGAATCATGACTATTCGTTCACACGTTTTCATTCGGTCTTGAATGACGTCCGCGATCTCGAACGGGTCGTCGTTCACGAAACATAATTCATTTTTGATACCCGCTCGAATCGTACGGATGTTCAGTTTGAGCACGGTGTGAAGAGTCTTCACGTGCGCGGCGGAATTCCTGGTGACGATGATGGTCGTGAACTTCATTTACATCATGCTACGGTCTCGCTTTTAAGCCGATCGTCCATCTTCGCGACGAATGGTAAATTACCGACGTGTCCGAGCGTCGTGTGCACGTGGGCGTAGACCTTCCCACCGATCTTCTGCCATCGTCTCGAGAACGAATAATCTTCACTCAGGTATCGCTTCGAATCCGGGTCAATCATGCAATCGAACAGGGCGTAGTAGTTCTTGAAATCGGCATTCTGGTGATCGTTCACGCAGTACAGTTCGGGATACGCCTCGTGCATTTTCGTGACCGCTTCGCGTTTGATCAAGAGGAAACCCGTCGCGGCGTCCAAGACCTCGACGAACCCATTCTGCACCGGTCGCTGTTGCGCACCAAAGTTTATAACGAGGGATGAACTCAACATGATGGGCGATCGGGTGTCATTCTCTTTCACCGCCTTATCCAGCTGATCCCACATGATGACCTTCTTCGGGTACACCCCGCAGCTCACCTCGTGACCACCCTCGAGAAGCGAGATGACCGATTGCGGATCGAACTCGATGTCGGCGTCGATGAATAAAAAGTGCGTCGCGTCCGTCTTTTGGTAGAAGCGCGCGAGGGCGACCTGTCTGGCGCGTTGCACGAGGGATTCGTTCTCAGTAGTGTCAAGATACATCTGAACCCCTCTCTTCATGAGGAGGATTTGCAAACGAATCATCGAGGTGAAATATTTGTCAAGGCATTGTCCACCATAGCACGGGGTGCTAACAAACAGTTTAATCTCTGACATGATTTAGTAAAATTACATTTTCGACTCTAAGTGCTTTTTCACGAGGATCTCAATCTTATTGATGGTAGGAACGCTCAGACCGCACACCTCACACACCTTCGCCTTTGTGACCTGGTCTCGCAAGATCATGTAAATGCACGTCGACGCCACGCTTTTGGGCGTCTTCGACATGAGTTCTACACAATCCTCGACGTCCGCGCATAATTTGTTACACGCGAATCTCTGTTCCCTGGTCGCATCAAAATGATTGAACAAGCGCTGCATTATGTCCCGAGGTTTCGTCGCCGTGGACGACGTCGCCCGCGGAGATGCATTCGACTCTCCGCGCATGACGTCCCGTACGAGCTGTGCCGTGCGCGTCACGTCTTTGATGTCTATGTGAAACATAATCGCCACCTCCTCGGCGCTTCGGGGGAAGGAGTGGTGCTTGCAAGCTAACAACACACAGTTGGCTTTCACACCCTTCCTGACCCCACCTCTCGTGAGCTTTTGTTGGGTGAAAAACTTGTAGAATCGCTTCGCGTCCGAGAGAATGTTGTCCGGCAGGTGTAAGTGACACGCCTCGTCGATCTCTTTGTACGCGTGGTAGAGTGTGCGATCCTTGTGGTTCATGCTCATGTGTAGATTGATTCGAGAAAGGCGTCGATTTTCGTATCTCGACACCTTCTTGGACGTCGTCGACATGACCGTCGACTTTCCCCACGACGCACTGAACAAATCAGGGTTCGCGTTCGGGTGAATGCATCGACTAGGATCCGATACCCGACCGTCGTCCGTGAGCCCGCTCGTCCACTCTGGACTCTGATCGATGTACGAGTCTTCCACTAACCCACACATCGAACACGTGGGCAATCCTTCCGGGGAAATCACCTTGACCCCGTGACATTCCACACAAAAATTCTTCACCAAGTTTTGTTGTGCCGGCTTTTCGTTTTCGCGTTGTTGTGATAAGAGTTTGTCTAAGTCAGACCAAATTGCAGCCAGCATGTTGGTAATGTAGTCGGGTATTGAATTTTTTCAAATTAGGCGCATCGATAGGTGTGAGACATAAATTTCCTTAATGTTCTGAATACAATGGGTAGCGTGCTTGTAATGTACGTCGCGATGTTAATAAACAATAATGGTATAAGAGCAAGTGCGCCATATTTTCGAATTGCGGAAGCGCCAGCGCTGGACGGATAGGCTTGGGTTTGATGGGGACGTATCGCGTATCCGGTGCACCTTGAGCGACGACGTCTTCCACGTCGGACACGTCCTGCGGTGGCGTCACGCACGGGCTTTCACCGGATCCTTCGTCGAGTGGGATGTCGAACACGCTCTTGCGCTTCTTACCCGGACACGCTTCCATGCGTCGAAAATATTTTTGTGCATGGGAGGCTATCTGCGTGCACGTGCGCGAAGGGACGAAATGGATCGAGATGTCTTTCCATCGACCCTTGCCGAAATGTCGGAGACCTTTGAGGAAGGCATTGTGCTCTTCGATTGTCCACGGCGTCCCGCGTCGTGTCGGGCGCTCGGGTGTTCGTACCATGGCGCGCGCGATTCTGAGGATGCGCGTCCCGTGGGCGAATCTTTCTTTTTGGGCGGGAAAATTCAAAAACTTGAAATTTCAAATTCGACCTGTAATGAAAAGCGTGAGTGGAGGTCAAGTCAACGCCACAACTCGACGCATAAAAATGAAAATGACCTCACGCGCGAACGACACGTGTAAAAAATGTGGCAACAAGGGGCACTGGGCGAGAGACTGTGTGAGAGAGGTGGATGTCTATTACAAACGTTCCGGTAAAACTGATAAAAAAAGGATTTATCTTGACGTCAATTACCGCGACAAAGATTTTGCGAAGAGCTACGGTGCTCGGTGGGATGCGGACAAGCGAAAGTGGTATGTTTTGGAACGTGTGCCAGACGCTCTCAAGCAATTTGAGCCGATCCGAACGCACACCTACATCAAACCGGAAAAGACAATTGATTGTATGTGTCGGTACTGCTTCTTTTCGTTTGAAGAGAGTCTCCAGAGATCGAATTCAGACCCTTCAGCGTGCATTCACTGTGCTTCGAAGAAACAACCACCGGCTTGCAAACATTGTAGAAAATTTATGGTAGCAGACACTTGGACTGGTGATGTCGACGACGAGTCTATCGTTATGATCCATGACTGTGTTGGTAACCCAAACATGTATGATGGAGAGTGCAGTATATTCGGGTGTCTTGACCGGCCTCAATCTTCTGCGATTGATTTTGTTCGAAGTTTGAAAGAAAAACTAAATCACGAAGCAGAGGTTCGCCGTGACGGCGTCGAGTCAGCTCTCCGAGATGCGTTTCAATCCCTTAAAATCATTAGAAGGGGGCACAAGGAACTCATATTCGAGCTGCTGGATCCTGAAGACTGTGTAGACTCATTCATCACCAGACATAAGGCAGTTGGTACCAATAATGGTACCAATATGTTTCTACCGAATTCTGTAACAGGGTCCATGTGGAAGTTTGATAAAAAGTATACTCATCCGCGATACAGAGCATACAGTATTGACTCTGAACAATATGCCCGTTACTAAATACATTGAGTCTGTTTTTGCCTAGCTTGATATATAATGTAATCCAAACCGCTAACTCAGTCTGATTTTGCCTAGCTTGCTCCGCACCCATACTTAATCCCCCCAAACCCTTTGGAAATGATTACCTATGTGGAGGGACAAGAAAACGGTACACCAACCGCTATTAAATAAAACCACTCTTTTTGCGTTCCTCCGGAGTCTTGATGACATACATAATCGTCAAAAACAGAAAGGTCGAGATGATGGCGTACTCGATGTCTTGCGTCGCGCTGAACGCGATCGCGAGAAGAGACACGTATCTGAAGAGTCGACTGTCGAACATAGTCTTCAATTTTTTTGGAACGGAGATGGCGTTGCCTGAGAACAACCCTTGGTAGAGAATGATGAGGGTGAACAAAATCGGCTGCGCCTTGATGAGCGACTCCGTCGGACCGGTGATAGGTGACAGAAGGTTTTTCACCATTGTAGTATTAATTATACAGAAATTAAATTCATCAACGTCTCAACTTTTCGTCGATGTTCGTCACTCTTCACCATGAGCGAGGGTGACTCGAGTAGTTGGAGAATGCGTTGGTTATCGTCACCCTCCTCGTTGGGTGTTTCAAACTTACGAATGTAATCGGCGCAGATGTACACGACGCCGTCGGCGAATTCTTCCTCCGCCATCTCGTACCAACTGTCCTTGTCCGTCCCCCACGTTTGAGGATTGTCTCGGGTACGGACCCCGTGTCCGTACTTGCTTCTACCCAAATCTAACCTCTTACGAATGAATTCCATGGTGCTAAAGACACGTCACTGATTTTTAAGTGTGAGTGTGAGAGTACCTAACCCGACGAGCACGAGGACGTGGAATGTGTCCAACGTGATAGGTCCGAGGCGAATCAGTCTGTACGCGAACGCGTGACACAGATTTTTCTCACCCCTGTTCCCTTTGATATTCGCGAGAGCATCTGGACACCGTCGGGTGTTCCTGTTCGTACTCTTCTCGGATGTCATGACGTTATCTTCGTCCGTCCAGAACGCATTCTCCCCGTCAATCATCTTTCGCACGCCCGGAATCCTGGAAGAGTCCATGTCGAAATGGTCGGAGTACTTGTGCAAGAGCGCCTTGCGCGCGCCGTCGCGGGTGACGAAATACGCCGCTGCGGAGGCGGACAGTCGACCCGGTTTCCCACCACCTTCCGGACAGAACCCGTCGCAGTGGAGGAAGAGGAAATCCCAATCGATCTTCCCGTTTCGGAGCTTGTCTTCCAGGTATCGTCGATCGATGAAGAGTGGGTAGGCGTCGTCTTCCAAAATCAAGGCGACCGGGGTGATCCCATTCAAGAGAAAGTGTTCGAGCGCTTTGAGGTGCGAATAGCAACACCCGATGTTACTCTTGGGCATCACCACTCGGGCGTGAGGTTTGAAGAAACGTTCGAGTTCGCATTTCGGGATTTCGTCGTACGCGTACCCGTGCACGCGGACGGGGTCGATTCCGGTCTCGCGGAGATAGTGTCTCTGAGTCTCAAACCTCTTGGGCTGAGCCTCCATGTTGATCACGTAGGTACTGAACATCCTTAATGTTACAACAGGAAATTAGTCTTCATCCATCTCTTCTATGAATTCCTCATCACCCTGATCGTCCTCATCGTCCTCGATTTCTTCCACATCCATACCTTCGAACTCTTCCTCTTCCTCCTCTTCTTCGTGGTCTTCTTCGAATTCGTCTGGAGGCGGTACTTCCTCTTTCTTCTTCTTCGAATTCTTCGGTTTCGATTTCGGTTTGAACGCCTTGTCGATGTCAAATTTTTTACAGACAGACCGAATTTTATCGTGCCGTTTGATGATTTTTTTCAAAAATGTATCATCGGCACCAAGCTTTTTGAACGCGACGACAAGTTCGTTCAGCGGTGGCTGCTCGTTCTTCGACCAATATTTCTCGTAGAGGTCGTGAAGGGCGGTGTTCACGACAATGCTGATTCTTTCTGTCTCTTCTTCGACCTCGAGGTGTACATGGATCCTGTCGGAGATGTGCGAGGAAAACGGGTATTTGACCGAACTGACCGTTTGCTCCGGTGGTACGTACTTGTACAGCTTTGGGTCGAAGCGCGACGGGTCGAACGGGTACCCGACCGCCTTACAGTGTCGCTCGTAGAGTGCGATGTAGTCGTCGAAGCGATAGATCGGCTGAGGTACGAACTTGTACCCTTCCGTCGGCGGTGGGTTGCATATCGCATCGAGGTCGAGCGTCGGCATGTGTTGAGTGGTTTACTTATTGCATGACTTTCGCGCGTCGGAGACTAAAATATCTTTAAAGGCGGTAGGACGGACGTTTTTTCGGGGTCAGATTTTTGCGACCCTTGTCCACGTGATTTTGAATCAAACGTGAAAAGTTCTCATCGAGCCATTCGTAAAATGCACCGGTCTTCTTGATCGAGTGATCGACGTTGCGTCCACAATCGGTGCCGTGTGACCATTTCTCACACCACACAGTCTTGTCTTCGGTATTGAGACCCTTCCACCCGATGAGCAAGAACTCCTTGACGGCACGCTTGAAGATGGTTTTGTGTGCGGTGGTGTCCATGTTGAGGAATTCGGAAAGGGGTTTGAAATCGTTCATCAACCACTCGAGCACGGTGTATAACTCCGTGATGGAATACAGGGTTTTGTCCTTGATATCTTTTTTACCTTCCGATGAGCGTTTTTTCATGACTTCCATATTGTAGTGCAATCGCCCTTCAAACATATCAAAGAGTGTATCCAAAAACGTGATGACATCGTTTTTCTTGTTGGTTTTCCACGATGGTAATTCGATGATTCGTTCACACTCGGGGAGTGCCTTCTCGACCAACTCCTTGTTCGACTTTGCCGTCGTCCCAGGGTTGAGAATTCGGTTGACCAATCGGAAGAGCGTGAACAATTCCTTTTCGCGTTCGTTCGAACCACTGGACACGCGTGCGAGCGGCGTCTGGTATCGAGGCAACACATCGTGTTTGAGATATTTCATAAACGTCGACGTGAATAGTCTGGAGTTGAGCTGCTCACCGTCACACATACTGAGACCTTGATTACGTCTGTTGAAGAGCACCTGCTTGTGTTCCGCAGTCAGGTCGTGGTAGAAACAGAGTTTGATACCAATCTTGTGCTTCCAATATGATACCTCTTTCTTGCTCATATCTTTCAAATATCGACCATCGAGGGCGGGAATCTCCGACCGGTCAAACATTTTGACCGTCTCCAGCCGGTGCCCAGCGTCGAGGAGTTCGTACGTGTCCGTCGCGCTGACCACGTTGATGAGCCAGTTTTGATCACTCGTGAGGTTGCATCGAAGAGATTCGATGTACTCTTGACGCTGTCTCTCGCTCCAACCCTTCGTCGGGTCACGCTGGGCGTCCGGGAGGACGAACAAGTTAGTTTCGTCTTCGTTGTCGACGTGTTCAGCCATGATGGTCGAGATCGTCTTCGTCTCGTGGTGAATGCATAAGTTTCTGAACTCCTTCGGAGGAATGAATGATGGCATCGTTCTTGCGAGTGAGAGTGAGTGTTTTGTCGGAGCAGGTGCGTTGCGCGCAGTGCGTCCTGTTGTGTCGCGTCGACCCTTCGGGTGTGTGCGTCGCTTGAGTTTTTTGGAAAACCGAAGAAGGAATTTTTTGTCTGTCTATGCGGTGACGAATCACGAATCGTCCTAGAACCCACCTACGAGTTCGCGCGCACTGGTGTCCGGAAATTGGCGGGAAAAAAAGTCCGGGTCACCGTGTTCTGAATGACCTATTGTAGAATGTGTAGACCTATTAATTTCTATATGCTCCCTCAGGTCTCGATAAAACACGCGAGCACCTTCGGCAATCAAATCTTCAACCTTGTGATCGATGTGATTGTCTTGTGGAAGATATGTGGAAACATAGCGTTCCATATTAGGGACGTGCATAAGGTAACATTTCATAGAACTGATCCATCGGAGTTTTTCAAATCCCGGTCTGTGTCCTTCTTGGTCTGGGAATCGTGAAAGGCAGTGAAAGAAAACCATTTCGAAATCATCACCGAGCGTCTCGATCGTCCTTTGAACCTCACCAAAAAACGACGAGTCGTTAACCATCACGTTGTCCTCGAGGACTAAAGCATATTTCACGCCCTGTCGACGCGCTCGCTCGAACACGGAAAGGTGTCCTTGCATCGCGCCGATCGCACCCAGGTTGAAGAACGTGATGTTCGGTCGACGCTCGGTGTGGTTGTAGTGCAACTCCACCGCTTTCTTCATGTATCGACTGTCGACTTGGCGTTCGAACTTTCGCGCGTTTTCAATCTTCTTCGTGTCCACCCCATACACGACGTCGATCGGGATGCCGTGTTGATCGTATCTCTTGAAAAACTGTGCGTGACGCGTCTTCGAGTCTGGTAATGTCAACAGGTAGGGTTGATATGCCAACCGCGTTCGACGCCGAAGGACGACGATGATGGCGACGACGAGCAAAGTCACACCGATCTGCAGCGCGATCATACTACTCTATGCGGAGAGGAAAAATCACACGCCTTTCCACCGAGGTCGTAGTTCCCGTTGTTGCTCCCGAGTTCGGCTCGGTTTTGGTTGATGAACGCCTTGGTCGTCACACACTTGAACGTGTCGGTTTCCGTGAGCCAGTCGGATAGGGTGTGGTCGTTCCTGTGTTTCCAATACACGACGTTTTCGCGCTGCATGTAACGCTCGAGGAACGCCTTTTTGCAGACCAACGCGTGATTGCACAGGAGCTGCGCGTCCTTCGGTGCGCGCCACACGTGTTCGGTGAGTTGGGTGAACGGTTTCTCGCAGTTCGACCAACAGTACCCGAGGAACATGATCTGACCTTCGGTCGTCTTGAATTGTCTGATCGCCTCGAAAATTTGTGCGATGGACACTTGATACTTGATGTCGTCCTCGACGATCAAGATGGTCTCGAATCCGTTGTTGTACGCGTCGTAGTAGCACATGAAGAAGGACAGACACACGCACAGTTTGGTCATCTGTTTGTACAAGTGTTTGTTCAGGGGGTTAAACGTCTGCGAGAGGTTTCGGTAGTCGTCAGGCGTCAGGTCGTCCGGTTTGATCGCGTCCAACAATTTGTACTTTTGACCGAACGCCTTCAACTGTTCGCTCGCGTAGTCCACTCGAGAGGGCATGCAGATGCAGTAAATCATGTCGACCTCGTTCGAGGCGTTGTCACCGACGGGTTTGAATTTGTGTTTGAATCTTCGATAGATGCCTTTGGGGGTGTACGCGCCGGTGTCCGCCAGGGGTACGACCGTGGGTGCACACGCGTTCCTCGACGCGTTCCACAATTTGACGAGTTTAGTCGTGTAACTGATCGTGTTGCACACCTTTTGTGGATCCCAATTTTCGCGCACGGTATCGTAGTAGGGATCTTCCTCCGCGCTGTGGATCGTGAGATCCGTCGGTTTGTCCAGCTTCATGCTCGCGACGTACGGGACGAGGTAGTCACCATTGTGTCCGATGATTCGTCTGTATTTTTCGTTGGTGGTCTTGTAGTCTTCGTCGGTGAATTCCTTGATGGTCTGTTCCATCCACGTCTTCACGAACGGGTGACCTTTCGGGGACTTGATGAAGAAATTTTCGAGACAGACCACGCCTTCCTTACTGAATCGATCGGCACGGAAACAGAAAAATCCATCCGGGAGCCAGTCGAGTGGTCGATTACAGAACACACTCGCGTCGATCCACACACCCCCGTACTTGTCCAATAGGTAAAAACGGATCAGGTCGCTCTTGTGTGCTTCACACGATGTGATCGAGGAAAAGTAGGACAGCGTTCCCCACGGAACGTATTTGTGTACCGTGAGCGCGTTGAGCACGCGAATGTCTTTGACCTTCCCGACGTTTCGCCAGTTACGAATGCATCTTTGAACAATCTTTGGTTGTAAGAAAGACGGACTGTGCCAATACGTCCACACCGTGTTTGATGTCACCGGTCGGGTGTCCGGTAGGAACAGGTAGATGAATAACGCGATGATGGTGGAGAGCACTAACGCGACACCACTCATGTCTACTACTTTACTCTCACAAAAAAATAGAAGGTTACATGATGACTGACTGGAACGAAAATAAACCTCGCCCTGAAAATGGCTGGTGCACCGCGTGTTGCATGGCATGTATACTAGCGACGATAGCCGGAGCTGTCTTTTACAAAATCAATTCCACACCTTGAAACATTATATTAGTTTATGAAGAACCCACTCCTTCGGTTGTATCAACTCAAGGAAAGGCAAACCCAGCTCAACCGCACGTTCGCTCGCACCGGGAAGAAGCAGGAAAAACTGAACAAGTTGTTCGACCAGCAGTCGGAGGCGTACAAGAAGTTTGACATTAAGAAGGCACAGAAACTTGGTGACAAGATTGACAAACTTTCCAGGGAAATTCGGGGTGATTGGAACAAAGTTCGCTAATGACGCGTGCGTGAAAATTGCAAAAATGTTTTCCATGTCAGTGGTGTAGGCTCTCGTGGTGTAGTGGTAACACTATGGACTTTGAATCCATCACCCCTGGTTCGATCCCAGGCGGGAGCTACATAGTCTCGCGTAACTCAATCGGTAGAGTGTCAGACTGTTAATCTGGAAGTACCGGGATCGAAACCCGGCGCGAGAGGTACGAGTTCTTTTTAGATGTGTCGGTCACACATGTAAAAAGAATTTCTGTGTATTGATATATAAACCATGGCGTCTCTCGGAAGAACCATCAGCCTCAACCTGGTCGCGATCATCGTCTTCGCTGTCCTGTACTTTTTGCTCGCGCGTACCGGAGGTTCCGATTTCACGGGTCTCTCCAACACGTCGACGCCGTTGGATGCTCTCTACTTTAGCACCACCGTGCAGAGCTCTGTCGGCTTCGGAGACATCAGCCCGTCCAGCCCGCGTGCGAAGTTCCTCGTCATGCTTCAACAATTCGTGTTGATCGTTGGTATCGTGGACTTGATGTCCTCCGGTGGCGTGTCTAGTGCGATCAAGAACATCGCCAAGAACACGAAGGCGCCGATGACTCCGAGCACCACCATCAGTGGTACGATCTCTAGCGCGCCCATCTCTACTTAGACAATTTTTCGGCGACATCCTTGGACAGTCTGAAAATTGATTTCGATTTCCCGTTAGACACCGTGGGAACGCCCACGCGTGCGGCGACAAACTCGAGTGATTGTTTCACCTCTCTCAAACGTGGATCATCGATCGCGGTCATACCTCTGATCGGTGTACGACGTTTCGAGACGTATTTTTTGCGCATCATGTCACAAATGTCCTCAGTCCTATATTTCCTCCACAGATTCGAGCCTTTTACGAAATCATTCGGACGAGCGTCTTTGTAGGGTGGGATCTTCATATCTTTCGCCATTTGCATGAGCGATTTTTTAGGGACGTACAAGCACTGACGTTGCGTCTCGTATCGTCCGCGCACCATCGTCAAGTTTGGGTTCGGTGATCCGTTGTTATTGTAAGCCTTGGTCAAAGGAGGTTTCGACTCATACTTGTTGTATCGTCGACGAATACGCGGAAACGTGTTGGTCTTCCTTCCAGGAGCCGCCTCCTTGGCGTGAATACTCTTATTGTTTTTGTTTATCAGACTCTTCTCATAGTTGATGAGTTCCTGTTGGAACGCATGCAAGTCGCGCTCGTTACGGAAATTATTTTCAAGACTACCCAGTCTTAGTGACATCGTATATATAATCGTCACATAAAATAATACATGATACCCCTCCTTTTCACTCTGTGGTTCATCAGGTACGGTCGCCGGTGTCCGTGTGACGAGATGACCACGGACTGTTATCGCACGGAGGCATATGGGTTTCAATACGGTCACCTATTCTTTTACATGCTCCTCGGTGCGCTGTACCCGAAACAATTTTGGTTTTGGATATCCATCGGTATCGCGTGGGAGGTGTTCGAGTATTGGTTATCGAGTCGACCCGATGTCGTCCAACGGATCGGTGGATGTCTTTCCCCGAAGCAGGAAGACACGCCACTGTGGTACAGAAAGGTGTACGCGGGCGAACCGAAACACGAGAATTTTATCGACAGGGCGTTGGGGATACGAAACAGTTGCATGCATACGTGGCATTACAGCGTGGGTGAAAACGTGACGAACGCCGTGGGATTTCTACTGGGTGCATACTTGCGTACGTTTTTTCTACGAAGACAATAAATGACGACAGCCAGTGACGAGCTCACCCAAATTTTAGAGGAGAAAGGGTACGTCGTGAAGACGTTTCGAGATGAGTACCTGTCGGTGCAGTGGTCAGACCCGGCGATGAACATGCAACAGTGTTCCGATTACATTTTTGGTCGACCTTCGGATGAGATGGAGGAGTTGTTGGCGCTGTTCGACGAACACGGGTGGCGAGTCATGCTCGAAAAATTCGTTCCGATCGAATGGGGTTTGGTGATTACAACACGTGATTCCTAAAGTAATGGTCGAGTTCGCACCGGATGACGTGCTCGCTCTGTTTGTTCTGGTGGGTGTAGAACGGACCCCATATTTCTAACTTTTTACGAGCCTCGTCGTACCACAAGTACGACAGTTCGAGGAACCGCGTCAGCCAATACATTCGATGACCCTTCTTGCCGATAAAATCGTAGACAAGCTCTGGGTCATAATCGGACATGTCCATCTCCGAATAGTGTGTATTGAGTGGCGGATTATAAGGTGCCATTAGATTAAAGTCATATATTTTCTTTAACTCTTGTACTGCATGACGGTCATCCCGTCGCGTGACGCACACGCGAACACGCCGAGTCGACACTCGTAATCGTCGGACAGGGCTCTGAATTTCGTCAGGTTTTCCTCGTAGGATTCCACGAACGTCTCGTCGACGAAATCCAGGTGCGCATCGCTTCGACACATGGGACAGTTGTGTGACCAACGTCTCAGACATCTTACACAAAGTTCGTGTCCACATCGAAGGCTGACGTCCCCCGATCTTTGGTAGCATATCGGACACGAAGATATACTATGTAATTCCACAGGACGAACGTCCCCAGAGTGACTTGCATCATCCTCCGATGCAGTCTCTGCGTGCGTCTCGATTCGCATTCCATTAATATGTCGTCTTATTTTAAATGCAGGAGCTGAAGAACTGGGGGATGTATTACCTCGACCTGTACGACCCCGGTCCCAACGATGCCGTGATGTTCGATATCGACGACACCCTCATACGTGCGAGCAATGGATTGGTCATGTTACCCATGTTGGACGTCCTGATGTATGCGAAATCGTCCGGGTACAAAGTCATACTAATTACGGCGCGTCCTAGATTACAAGAGGTTATTGACTACACGATTGAGCAGATGCGCGAGCTCGACATCCCTTACGACGAGATGGGATTTTGCAACGCCGAGGACAAAGGTCGACTCAAGGTGAAACTCGGGTACAATTTCGTGTTATCCGCGGGTGACATGCCCACCGATCTCACACACACCTTACACGGACTCAACACCATGACACTGGAACATTTCTAACATTTCCAATTCTTCCCGCACGTCATACACGACACGAACGTGGTCATCGGTTCGTCCGCCGACCGTGTCTGCGCCTGCTGATAGGTGGTTTTGTCTGAACCACATCGACACTTGAAGAACCCCGTTTGGTTTTTCTGTTCCTTCGCGAACCATTCCTTGCGAAGCTCTTTGTGCATGCGATCCTCCATGGATTTCGCATACGGACCATCGGGCTGGGCTTCCCAAGGTTTGAGATTGACGAGATCCGATGATTTGATGACCTTTTTTTGAATCTTCGCCCTCAGTTCATCGTTCTTCAACAGACTGTTTTTGACGGACAGAAATTTACTCTTGTACAGATTTTTGAAATATTCATTCTCGAACGAGGCGTCGTCTTCCTTCACCTTGTCGACGGCATGGTTGAGGATGTTCTTTTCGAGATTGACGACTGTCGCGTCGGTCTCGGAAAGAGAGAGAATCTCTGAAAATTTTTTGACGACGTACGTTCGCGTCACGTGCATGTCGTCGTCACTCTTCTTCTTTTCACCATGTGTGCTCATCTTTAAGCGATGGGCAACCCTTCAAATCCGGTGCGTCCACGCTTGCAGTCTTCGAGGTTTTCGGGCGAGCACCTGTCGAAGAATCCGGCGACGCGGCGGGCGATGTTAAAGTCGATGCGATCAGTCTTCCAGTCGTCGCGCACTGAGTATCCTTCCCTGGTGCGGCTCCACAGGAATGCGAGCACGAGGACGAGGGCGACGATGACGACCCAACGGTTCATGTTATTATTGTGTAGCCAAAAAAATTTGGGCAACCGGAAGGTTCATTTTTTGTGCTGTGAACAAAAGACACAAACAGGAGAGTATGGAAACTATGACAAAGATTGCCGTGGACATGGACTTTTTTTCTTTGGGTTGATCGGACATTTCATTATACAAACATTTAATTATCCGGTATCCACGCATCACCGTTGAGAACCGCGGTCGTGTATTTCATAGCCAACTGGAAATGAATGTACGGTAGTGCGGGGATCTCCACGTCCACACCCAAAGGATTCTTTTTCATAGCCTCGACGATGTCGACGTCCGCGTTGTGTCCTGATGTCGCCTTCGCCATGGCGTTGGTGAAATATTTCAACCACTCCACCTGTTCAGTATTCTTGCAATCGAATTTCTTGACCAATTCTGTCATTTTGTATTTTACACTCGATCATTATCTATAAGTAAACGCGCGCTCGGATCGGTCTGCGTCGTCCATCGAGGTCGCCAGTACTCTCGAATCAACGAATCGTTCTTCGATCCAAAGTATGACCAAAAAATCTCTCGGTAAAACGCCTCTTCCTTCGTCCTCGGCTCGTTCTGTCCTCGACACATGAGTCGAATGTTATCCATCATCGTGTCCGAGATGTTGTCACCCAACTCTCGGAGTCGAGACACCCACTCTTCACCGACGGCGTCGGAAAATGCCGCTTTGTTCCTGTACAGAATCATGTTTGGAAGGTACCCGTGAAACGCCCGACGAAGAACGTCCTTCTCCAGCTTGGTGACTTTTAATTTTTGTGGCATCGACATGCAGAGTTCGATGAATTCCTTGTCGAGGAAGGGCACGACTAAGTCCAACCCCCATGCACCGGCGCACCTGTCCGCTCGAAGCCCGTCGAACTGGTGAATGAGGCGAAGCCGTCGCATGGTTTCCATGGAGAAATCGCTCACGCTCGAGGCGAACTTGAAATAATAGTAACCACCCAGAATCTCATCGCTCCCTTCACCACTGAACAGATACCGAACGTCAGTGTTTTCACTGATGTATTTACACAGCAGATAGTTCGGCACGCTCGCTCGGACAGTGGTCGTGTCCCAACTCTCGATCGTTCGGATCACGTCGGGTATGACATCCAAACCTTCCTCTATCGTGTATGTGATCTCGGTGTGATTGCTTCCGATGTAATCGGCGACGACCCTGGCGGCTTCGACGTCAGGACTCCCTTCTAATCCGATCGAGAACGTTCGTATGGGTCTCGACGACATGCGCTGCGCGATCGCGCACACCAGACTGCTGTCCAGACCACCGGACAGGAGAAACCCTTTCGGTCGGTCACTCATGTTCAATCGGATTTTGACCGCGGTCTCAAACACCTTTTGTAAATCAAGCGACGACGGCGACGACCGCAACGATCGTTCATTCAGGTTGATTCTCCAGTGTGCGGTGTAGTAACACACGAAATCGTCGATGGTGGAATCAAAAAAGTGTCCAGGCGGGAACACTGAGATCGGGGTTTCGAGAAACATCAACGCCTTCGCCTCTGACGCGAACGCAATCGACCCGTCTGTGTATCGCGTGTAAAAAAGTGGTCGCACACCCACCGGATCTCTTGCCGCGATGACGTGAGACCCGTCGGTGTACACGAACGCGAAATCTCCTCGGATCATATCCAGGGCATTCTTCACACCAAGCAGACGAATGACGTGCATCACTGGTTCGCAATCGCTCGAACTCGTCTCTTCCCCCACCTGAAGATCTTTGTAGTTGTAAATCTCTCCGTTACACGCAAACATGATTGAGTCCTTGTATTCGAAAGGTTGCATACCCGACGAAGTCAAGTCGTTGATGGCGAGCCTGTAATAATCAATCTGACATTTTCCCAACTTTGAAGAC